GTCATTGCGGACAATTTGAACAACTCTATGGCAAAGGGGTAGGCACAGAGTTGTACATGTACACGGCGGGTACATTGATAAAGAACACAAAGTTCATATCTGTTCCCGCCGCGCAATACAAATCAACGAACGTATCGTTGAACGAATTTGTTTCGGTTTGATAGAGAGTCTGAACTCTCATAGCATCATTAAGGGAGTCATCCGTAGAACTGCCAACACTACGCGTGTCTGGAGAATTCATAATGAACTTAACGTTGCTGTACATGGGTAGCATTGTAGTAATACCACCCTGGGTGACCTGATTGGTCATCGTCATACCTGAATTACCAGCCAACTGATCCACTTGAATGGATTGCTTTAAAGCCCCATTGCCAGCAAAAGGTATGACTGATTCGGCAATTGAGGAATTATGTGGTCCATGCTCACGTGCACAAATCACAGTTTTACAATCCTGTTGGCCATTGGCATTAACAGAATACAAAACCGACCCTCGTACACCAACAAAGCATTGGCCAATCCACGTCATAGGTAACCAGTTCGTATAATTATACGGTTCTGGTAACGATGACAAAATTCCCATAGCCGAATCTATGCCATTAACGTCATAACCTGGGTACAGCGGCAAACGAGCCAACTTGAAAGTACTCAAGTATATAGTATTTATGGCCGAACCTGAACTAGCAACAAGCCTCTTATAAAGGCTCTGTCGCCGCATAACTTGGCGTAAGGAAACAACAGATTCCCCGAAATACACCAAATTTATATTTGGGTCGGCAATAGACGGTTTGACTCCCATTTCGTGTACGGTACTATCGATATCCATACGAGAATCATAAGATTGGACAGAGTATGGTGAATATGAAGTATCTACTTCCTTTGGTACAGCAAACTCCAGATTATCGGCACCCTTGACGAAAACCAACATATTAATATCAGCAGATGTTATTGGTGAAGTTTGACGATTCAACACACGAACGGTTATAATCCCATTGTGGTTGACACCAACATCAGCCGTAGAAGTCGATGCTGCCGCATAATGGATTCCTTTACCAGGTTTAACGCGCAGATACGCCAGAGCTTGTGTATAAGGAACGCGAAATTCCACATCCGTTTCTTCAGTAATGTCCACGATTTTCGTGTACGTTTCGGTGGTGTAATCACCTGCCGCACCAATATTTCCATGGGGGTCCCAATTAATACGAACCCTACCACGGTGATATTTCGTACATATGAACTTGAAACGGAAAATAATATCCCCACGCCAATATTCAAACATGTCAGACACATGGGACATGGGAGTATTCCAAAGAATATCCGTAGGTCCCGTAGTATCTGTCTTGTACAAGGCGGGAGACACTTTAGCGTAGAAAAGTCCATCATTGATAGAACGAGCGCTAGTCCATGTGGATTCAAACAACCATGCCTCACGAGCACAAAAATTACTAATTACGAGCTCATCAGCAGTTGTCGCACCAGCAATAGCTGGATCAATAGACAATTCGTTCTTAGAATCAAGCGTTAGTTTATCTATTGGCATACCAATATCAGTAGATGCTAGATTCGGAAAAGGCGCTGGTTGAAACTGATGAATATCATCAATCACTGGGGTGTTGGTATACCCGAACAGCGAAGCAATCTTCGAAACGGCCTCTGCAGCGTGCGACGTAGCCGTAGCAAATGGTCCGATAATCGGAACATCACTCAGCATCGAGGTGGCCCTCGCAATAGCTGAAGCGGGTTTCGAAACTACTCCATCATCTTGGTATTCGTCCTTAGACTGAACAGCCAAAGCCACGGTTGGTCCCGCGACTTCGATGTTTTCCGCCCAAGCATAAACAACAATCTCAATATCACCCGTGGCCCCATTCGCATTGGCCAAGCTTCCAAAAGATTGGAAACTCATCTTACCCATATCAGTCAGGTCAGTAGCCGATGTAGCATCCAACCAATTCTTATAATAGAGGAATGGTAGAACCATTTCTCCACCTTGAGAGTCCTGAGGATAAATCCAAATATGAGGACGCTGGGAGTAGGCGGTTTTCTCCTCTCCAAAAGCACCTTGTGGCGTGAAACCTGGAGCAAAATTAGTCAAAGGCTGATATGAAGCCAACGCACACCCGTAAAAGAACGGTGATGCATTGACAACAAATTTTAGATGCAAATTACACCGAACCAGATAATAATTATCTAATTTCCGCTTTATGGCAGGTTGACTAAAATATAGGTGCCACGGATCAAAGTTATCAGCCAATTGATCCAAAGTGGAACCAACTGTCCAAGACTGAGTCGCGATTTGTACAGGCCTCTTTAGGTAATTACCTAAAGTGACATTTTGACTTTGATCGACTTGAATCCTCGACAAATCATTAGGTATTGTCAAAATAGGATCATTTTGTCCATCAAAACCAACATTTTCCTCCTGCATTGTGTCACCGGTGGCATCAGTTGTCATTTCAACAACTTCTGCGCTTTGCACAACACACCGAGAAGGTGTGAAACAATCAAAAAACGATGATTGTTTGTCTTCCCCATCGAATGATTCATATATTCGAGGGGTAGTTTGGTTTTCCTGTTGAGTTTTAAGATCTCCATCTTTCAATTTGTTATCTGAGTGCAACATAAAAGTAATACGATTATCCTGTGCCTTTATCACTCTAAGGTGGGCTTATAATCATAGGCCCCAGTGGTTCTACTCATGCTACGTTAAAATTCAAAGAATATGCATGAACGAATGTTATAAAACCACATCCGCACAGACACAAGCGCTTCGCTTGTGAGTTTGACATTTTCTAATCAAGATGGCCAGAGGACGATACTGCACCATTTTATAGAGGTTAAAACGAATAAAAGACCTCTATTAGTTTATTGTCATTTCGGACATTTGTATTACTTTTATTGGCTTTGAACCGACCAAGTTTGGTCATCAGATCCAAATATGCCCTGATAGGACTTACACTTCCTAGAACGATGGATAAAATCATAACACAAACTGGAATAGGTTGGGAAAGTGGAATCTTGAACCCACAATTCCCATCCTAAATCCTTAACTAAATCTTTCAAAAGATAGAGCTTTTCGTTATAAATTTTCTCACCGTACCAAAAGTATTCCCTTAACGCACTTGATATGACGTCTATTCCTTGAACCTCTTTAGTGATGGATTTGGAACGAGTCCAAACCATAAGAGATTTCTCAATAGATTCCTCCTCCAAAGGCGCAACGAAGCACTTAAGGTTATCATCCATTCTCCAAGTTCTTTTCAAAAAAGAGGCGTCTTCAATGTTAATGAATGGTACGCTTTCTGATTCCTTATCAGCCATCGTATAAACAATGTTCAATGTGGCAAAGGTTTCCGATATGGAACTATGGTTAAACCAATCACACTCCCGTGAAACCGACATTATATTGTCGTCACCGTAGGTCATCAAATTGACATTTTTCTTAAAAGTAGAAACAGAATGTTCAGGATTAAGCATGAAATAAACATATCTCATCCTCAAGCTATTAACTATACTATTTAAAATAACTGTCAAAGGATTACCAGATGGGTTAGAACCATAGAATTGTACTAAATCTCCATTGAAATCAACTAAGGCAAAGGCAGTATCTTCGGCAATACACCTAACAATTTGTATATCCTCCTCAGAATAATTACCAGACAATTGACAAAAGTATATTATTATGTCAAATGCCGCCAAGATTTCCTTAGGACTCATACGTTTGTCGAAAGCCTTATAATCACCAGCCACTATACGGTCAGTACCGTTCTTGACAATGTACTCGTAAAGTTCATGCCATTCCAGGGACTGTGCTATAGTACCTGGAGCAGCCTCAAAGGCAAACCGCTCATTTTGAAGCAAACGTGCAAATGAAAGCAAGTATTTCCTGACGATAAGAGACCAATCCATGGTTGCACCCGTGAAAACACGAGTTTTGCCGACCTTTGCTTTTTTGAAAGAAACTGGTTCATCCTTCAAATGAGCACAGAAGTTCGGATGAAACTGTTGATTTTGACGATAACATTTTAATATGTCGTCCATCCTATTACCAATTTCTTCGTCTACTTCAACGGGATCCTGCATGCCATGATTAGGCGGTATACTACGTAAGAAATACTTCTTTGATTTCTTCCATGGATTACCCGCACTAGTATTTCGCTTCATCTTATCAATGTAGGCAACTTGAGCCCCGTTGATCGTTGTGAAATCATCTAGAACCATCAACATGTCTTTGACATTATCTACACTTTCAAGATTATTGCAAACATCGCTGATGTATCCTTCAACACAATGATTGAGAATTCCCGTATCGAGCTCAGAAATAGGTTTAACTAAATCTTTTGCAGCAATATGCCACGGAACCCATGACTTCATTTCAGGTTTACAAAACTTAATTTCATAGCCCTTATCAATAAGGAACGTACTCATTGGTGAATTTTCAACATTTGATTTAGATTTACCACGAAAATCGGTAAATGAACCATAGACATTAACACAACCATCATCGATGAAACGGAAAACGGACTTCTTGTGTAAATCTCCAACCTCGCGTTTAACGTTAACAGATGATATCGAAGATAAATTCCCTGATTGAACATTGAAGTTTTTCAAACTATTGTAAATTTCAGTAACAAACGCTCCATCGATCTCTGTAGCCAAAACAGTCTTATCAAAATTACCGGCTAAACAATGTAAACCAACAATACTATAACCGTAAGAACTGTTTATAATAAGGGGAGAACCACATTCACCATTTTCGTCGATGAATCACGTAATTGTCCTAACCACATATTGACTCTTGCATCAATGTTCTTTTTACGGAAATTAAGATTGCGTTCCTCAGTTCGTCTAATTGCCAAGACAGGAATTGGGTTGAATTTCCCTTTACTGTCTTTGGTAGCATAGGATCCATCAAAGATTCCATTAGACTTACCCACTTGGAAATATTTGATAATCTGTTTCTTTGGCGGTAATGTTCTAAATGTTAAAAAAGCCAAATCTTTCGATGGGATGCGAAAAACATCGCTTTCAGACATAACAAACTTCAAGTTAGAGTTCACTCCAAGTGAACAAGATTGAATAACGTCGATGTAAGTTGGTTCAGACATCTGGGGTATATTATGGTTATTTGTAATATATACATGACCACCTATCCCTAGAGCCCGACCTTCTACATATCCTGGAGAATCAGTCTTGTTTATCTTCATGACAATAACGTTTTCAGATATCTTCTTACAAAAAGCATTGAAATCCATACTTTTCGAAGATGAACTTTCTCGTGAAAAGTTTGCGGGACACAAATCAAATGAATTGTTATACCAAACGTTTTCTCGCCCATCAAGTTCGTCAACAGGTCGTTCACCAACAAGCTCAGTTTCCTTGCCCTGAGGACTAATGGTTTTATACACTTTGTACATGGCGTAAGCTGCCACTGTAATAGCAGCTATAGTCGCCAAAACCTTAGGGCTACTGATTGTCCCTTGAACAGATTCACCTATACGGTACCAGTCCTCTCGAGTTACACTTCTCCTTTTCAACTCGCGAACACACATGTTAAACTTCCTTCTACAATACTTGCTTAAAACATAATAATAGAAGTAAAATCGTGTTAACTGAATAAAGTAACTGTTCCAAATGATATTGAGACAAAAGAATCCAACAATAGTCGTTACGATAGTTGTCGTATCACTCTGAACTGTTGACATGCACATAGTATCTGGCAAATTACAACATAAACACAGATTAACTTTGCGCATTTCAGAAACACACTCTTGAACTCGATTCTGGTCGGTATTAAAACTTGTGATGGTTTTATCCAACCACGTAAGTAAACCACGCAAATCAATGTTCGTATGTATGTTCTCAAATTCAGCAAGCTTTCTTCCACCACTTACGGCAACTGGTTTAACCAAATCGACGTTAAATGTCCAAAGATCAGGATAAGGTCCTGGTGGTACATTTGCAGAGCATAACATCCCTCTCTCATCCTTATACTCAGGTCGTACTGTCGGAGTAATAATGAATGGAAAGCGTCTCTGAACGGCAGACGGACATGAAAAATAATGATAAGCATTTAAATTCTTCACGTTTGTCGTGCCAACAACTAACTTAGCTCTTAAGGGCGTTTTGCCTTTATTCTCCAACGAAGCTTGATCAGGACAATATGATGCATTGTTAATTATCTGAATAATTTGATTCAAGGACTTAGGGTCATTCATCTCAGGAGCCTCATTAGCGACATCATCTAAAATTATGGTGTGACAAGATGAAACAAATCCATCCCAATATTTTGCAGCTGGATTAACAGTATAACGAAACTCATCCCCTAGTGGGAGATTTTCATGCTTAGCAAAATATGTGCAGATGATATTAGTCAATGTAGTCTTACCAATACCAGAGTCCCCGAAAATTTGAACAGCAAAAGGCGCTTTACGATTACGACGAGCAGCCGACTTAGTGTTCAAATCATCACGCATCATCAACATATCATTAAGTGTAAATTTGATAGTATCTCTATCACTCTTCTCCAGTCGCATCGAATGTTTAACGATATTCTGAAGTTTCTCAATAATGTCATCCAAATCAGATCTAAATTCACTTTCCGTGAATCCATATTCCTCAGGATTATGTAAAAGATGAGATTTCCTCTGCAATTCTCGACAAGTGTCAAACATCTTTTTATAAGTGCCACCTGAATGGAAAATACAGTTGATATCACCAGTCAAGTAAATTTGATAACCGCGTTCTGCTAAGAAAAGAATAGTATCCGCAAGGACATATAAAAAATCTGGTTTTTTATAATACTTCTTCTTTAGCGCAACTTGTTCAAGCTTGGAATAGCCAAAAGCGTCGAACGAAATACCGAGTTTGTCAAAAAGAGACAAACTCATTATATACATACAACATCTGTACAATTTAATAGCTATCTCGCTATTACAAATATTCTTGTATGAATTCAGGTATCCTCGCGCTCCTTCGAAAAAATAGTCAGCACCTTGGACAACAAAGTCACCTAAGATCTTCCTTATGTATGAGTAGAACCTAGAGGACAAAGTCTTCCACGTTGATTCATGAAATCTACATTTAATGAAGATCCGAAAGGCCTGTAATATGGTTTCCACCACACCTAAGCCCTCAATTTTTTGAGTTGACATGGTTACAAAAGTTACTACATCATCTACCAACTTAGTGATATAATCATCATCAGTCATAGATTTGTATGTAAGTTCAGACATTGTGGATTGGAACCAATTCCCAATCTTCTTTTTGACTCCAGCAAGGGAGTCTTTTGAAGGTAAGTACGAGATTTGTTCATCTTTAAGACATTCCCCACACTGGGGAGTATAATTTTTCTCATTTAATTCATTTCGCCCAAAATTAGGGTAAAATTGTAAACTATCTTTCTTTTTCATTTCTCGTTCTTATCTTTAGATTCAGATTTTGTTTTCTCCCGCTGCAGGATATATCTAGGATTCTAACCTTGATAAGTAATAGGATTTTCATTTCGCACTATGGACGATGGTAATGATCCACCGCATAAACAGAGGTGGCAACGTGAGCTGAGCCCATTACAGCTGAGAGGTTTGAAGGAAGAAATCCAAACCACTTGCTTTACCAAAGTGGTAATCTGAAAATACTAATATCAAACATTCAATGTGTCTAACAAAAATATAATTACTAGAAGAATGAAACCTAGTAAACACA